AGTTGCTACAACACCAATATGTCCTGTAGCAAACCAATTGCTGTGGTGCGCCCCTTCTCTCCAAACCAGGAAGAGGCTAAGGAGGCGGTTAATTTAATCAAGATCGCCTCCACTGAAATGACCGAGTACATAACAACCAAACTCGGCAGAGGTACCCGATATGTCACGATATCATCCATAGTGGCAGCTATCATGGGCACCATGTCAGCAATCAGAGCATCCATGAAGGTTGGGTTCAAAGAATCTTTCCTCCATTATGCCTCTATACTGACTCAATTAAACTCATTCGTGGCCTCAATGGCACTTCTCTTTAAAGAAGAAGGAATCTCCTTCTCCAAGAAGAGAGCTTTGGAGGCGGTGAGTGAGTTAACAGCGGAAACACTGGGCTCCACCAAATCCAACTCAGCCATGACTTGGATATTGCCCGTGATCGTCAATTTAGTGGCGATTATTTTAGCCGGACTAACTCTGTTCAAGGTGGTGGATATCAAGCATGTCATCAATGGCGGCAGTGCATTGAGAGCTATCAAGACCATCAAGGACAGTGTTGGAGACGTTACCAACTACATTCTGGAAGACCTATTCAAGCTGGATGTAACCGGTAATGTCCCGTACTATGAAACCACCATCAAGCTTGCTCATCGTTCTGTTGAGCTGGCTAGCATTCCTTATCACCAGTTTGTGTCAGACCCCAAACTGTACCAGGAGTTGCTTGACTTCACGCCACGCGTGATAGACATAGTAAACAAGAAGACAGATAACAAAACATCAGCATCTGTTAAACAAGCAATCACTGTGTTGAACAACAACATACACACCATTCGTGAGAAAATTTCCGCCGTCCAAGAAGCGCTTTCAGCCAACAAAAGACAAGAAACACTTGGAGTTTACTTGGCTGGAGAACCCGCAGTGGGTAAATCATCCTTGGCCAATTACATCTGGAGCAGGGTATCTGACAGGTTGGGCTACTCCCCCGACATCTACAATCTGGCAGTAAACAATGAAAATGCCCATTTCCAACCCTACGCTCTACAACACTGTGGAGTGTATGACGAATTCTACTACGCTCGCACCAACGACCCCATGATAAAGAAAGTTACCTCAATAGTTTCCGGTGACCACTTTAATTTGGCTGGTGCAGCTTTGGAGCATAAAACACAACCAGCTAACTTCAAGCTGGTGTTTTTCACATCAAACGTCTTAACACCTGAACTCACTCGTGAGTTATCAGCTGAAGGAGCTAAAGCGTTCTGGGACCGCTTCATGAGAATTGAAGTCCTAGACCCAAAACCTGTGGGCAGACTCTTGGACAATGAACACCGTCAACCTGATTTCTCACATTTAACGCTACGCTATTGGAAGACCAACTCGATAGCTGCTCAGATGCCAACAGACGCACCATGTGAAGAGATGAAGGTTTCACAACTGATAGACCTCATTACCAAGACGCTAGCCACGAGAGAAGTAAGATTCCTAAAAGGACCTACAAACAACTACCCCGAAGAGTACGTACAAGAGAGGCTCAGGCTTCTTGAGCCACGTGCCAATGCAGGACGCAACTTCTTTGTAGTCCGATACCAGGGTGAGCCTGGGACTGGGAAGACACGCGACGTAACCAACCTAGCTGTGAAGCTGTCAACCATACACAACCTGCCGATCGTTTACGTGGAGGATTTCAAAACCTTTACTCAAACTCCTAGCGTATGTGTTGTGGATGATATACTACACGAATCAGAGTATTCAGCATACTTCGAATGGGTGAACAAAACCCACATTAAAACCATCGTGATTATCGCCACTAACCACATTATACCAGTCACACCCACACGCTGGGGCTTTGGAAAGAAGGTCCGCTACGTAAGAGCACCACCAGGTAAAAGCGGCATAACCCGCCGCCTGGGCTTAGAAGGCGAGATCCGGAATTTGACCGAGAAACAGGAAGATTCAGTGTCTCAGTGGCAATACACCATTGATAAAAAACCTGGTAACTTCACTCAAACCTCGTTTACAAGCAGTAATGTTGAGGAGTATATTATCCGCGAATACAACAAATACCTAACTGGTATAGACGGATACACTGTACTACGAGTCCCACCACCGGATCGATCTGACTATGACCTTAAAATAACTGTCTCTGATATTTCAGAATTGAGGCAGTTGTTTTCATCCAAACAAGGCGTGATAAAAGCATTTTTCACCAAACAGATAAGTGTGAACCCTGCATTGGTGGAAACATTTAAACGAGTGCCCTCGCCCTCTCATCTTCTGCCCGCTGCGTCTGTAGAAGACATGACGCACGTGGAGATGAACTTCGAGGGCATGGTGGTATACCTCTCGAAACGCCTGCCCAACGTGACTATATCACTAACGATTGGAAATCGCGTGTTTGCCGCTGTAGGCAACACTCTCTACTTCCCACCTGAAGTGAGAGACGATATAGTCATCACGCACGATATGAACAACTTCCGCATTGAACAAGGAACCAATTTTAGAGTGGTACCACTGGAACCGTTCATAGTGGAATACTACAATGGAACCAATATTGTACCAACCGATTTTGACCTCGACACCTATGCAGCTCTTGTATCATACATCAAACTGCACTGGGAATCCGAACAGTGGAAGAACATGGCTCTGCTACACGCACACAAAAAGGAAGTTGAAGATGCAAAATCCAACTTCTCGTGGAGCCCTTTCATCATCAAGGTCTTAGCAGCTTTACTTGGACTTTACGCATTATTCAAGACTGTGTCCGCGATCAAAAAGATGTTCAATGTAGTGAGACCCAATTCATTCGAAGACGAGAACGGAGTGGATGCTGAACGCTTTAACCGCATAAATCATCTTAAGGACAAGTTCTGGGACGCTATGCGCAAGGGTGGGCGCACTACGGATGTCGGATTATCAGCCCTACGTGATATTCGTGAACAGGCTGATCGAGAATCCCTACGCAATGTGTACGAAGACTGGGCTGACACGGCTATGTTTGCTCGAAGTAACTTCTTAGACAACGTCCGTGATGAACAAAAGGTGAAACGGTTTATAACCGAGAAGCCCGAACTTGCAGCCAAAATCATATCACTCTCCTCGAGCGCGCCAAATCAACTCACTCTTGGAAACCTGGTAAACCCCTCACTCAGAACGACACACATACATCAGAAACTGGCGAGAAATTACTGCAGAGTGACAAATTCCAGTAGAATCGGCAGATGTTATGCTCTGGGATACAAGGCTAACCTACTCATGACTGTCTCTCACATGTTTGATGCTGAAGGTGAAACGTGCAGCATAGACAGCGCAGACAAGACATACAGCGCCAAAGTAGTGAAACTCATGAGAGACCGAGATTTAGCTGTTATACAGGTCACAGATAAGACGTTTCCTCAGTTTGCTGATATAACGAATATGTTCGTCAAGGACATGCCACCACAAGTAGTGGAGGCGATGTATATCAGGCCTATACCAGGGGAGTTTTCCACCACCACCTCCAGAGCCAGGTACCACGAAAAAGTCGAAGACATGACCGACCCTGGAAACAAACGCTACTGTCCCACCAAGAAGATATTGGAGTATTCCATTATAAGTGTTGGCAGCACACTGAGAGACGGAGACTGCGGACTGCCTTTAGTGGTCCAAGTCAACAACGAATATAAGATCATTGGATTGCATAATGCATATCATGCCTTTCTTTCCCGTATGTTTTTCTCCGCTGTTACGTCTGCAGACTTTTCATACAGCAGCAACTCAATAGAGTCCGCTGTTACCCTACCCTCCGATGAAGAAGTACCTGAACCCGAAAAGAAACCTGTTGAAGCAAAAGAGGCCCCTGTTGAGGAACAAGATACATCTACGAACCTTTCATGCAGGGATAACCCAGTGGAGATTGGATACATAGATTCATATACTCTCGATAAGTTAAATCAACCACACGAGGTTTCCAAATTCGAAGGGGTTTCAGACCTTAATGTAGTGGGGTGGTCTCGATCCATGCTCATACCCTCAAGACCAAAACATAAGAAAATTTTCCTCAGTGCTGCTGGAGGTATGGATGAATGTCCATCTTTACCATCATGTCTTGACTTAACTCGAGTCACTGATGCCTCCAATCTGGTTAAAGATCGTTTCAATAATCCATCACCACTTTTCACACAGGCTGTAAAGTACTCACTCTCCACGCCCACTACAGGTCAGTATGACCAAAGATTGTTCAACATAACATGCGATTATATAAAAACATACTATGAAATAAATTATAGCGAACCACGTGATATCAGTATGTGTTGGATAATAAACGGTTTCGGAAATCTTAAGGGATTGGATATGACCACCTCAGCTGGTCCCAAGATGAAACTCAAACATGGAATACACACAAAAGAACCACTCTTCGTTGACGCGACCAACAACGATAATCCATGGTACCGGGTGGCCTCAACAAAGGCTGGTAATGAGCTCAGAACAGATTATCACAACTATGAAACCAGTATCGAAGCCGGGATCCCTATAACAATCATTTGCAAGGACAATGCCAAGGTGGAACTTCTCCCGAAAGAAAAAGTTTTCAAGGGAAAAGTACGACTCTTCAATGAAATCGACTTATCTATCAACATGCTCCTGAAGAAGTACTTTGGTTACATTTTGGAAAGCATGATTGCCAAACATGTCGACTGTATATATGCCATAGGTTACAATCCCTATCTTGATGCTACATACTATGCAAGAGAGATGGAGAGAGGAATAGGTGAGTATATTAGCACAGACTTTGAGGGTCTTGATAAAACCATACCCGATTATCTCATAGACGCTTTTGTGAGGGCCACGCTTTACAACAAAAGTCCTGAAGTTCAGACAGCTATAGCTAAGACCCTTAGCTTTACTATACACAATATGGATGGTCATCTTTATACAGTCAGCGGTGGTAATGAATCTGGATCATTCGTGACCACAATGCTAAACTGCTTCTGTGTCCACGTTACGTCATGGTACACCTACATACGCAAGTTTGAAGAAGAGCAGCTTCGCATACCCACGTTTGATGAGGTAATAACGGGAGTCACCATGAAGATCTTGGGCGATGATTGTATAAGACGAATGAATATGGGTGTCACATTTGAAGACCTTAAACAGGATGCCGCTCTGTTCAACCTAAGACTTACGCCAGCAAAAGAGAATGGAGCCATTTCGTTCTGCTCACGAGAGTTTATCTCAGAGAATGGTATCATATACCCAGCCCTCAAGAGAGTTTCCATTGAAACCTGTCTTTTCTACGTAACTGCAGAGTCGCCTGAGAAGATTAGCCAGAATGTAAGCGTGGCACTATTTGAGGCTTCACTCCACCCCGAGCACATATTCAATGAAATCAGAGAACGCTGCTTAAGATTGATCAGATATTACAATTTAACACCTGAAATGTATAGCTACCGCCAATACAGGCAATTTTTCAGGTTTTACGTCCTCGGCTTTCGGATTTCCCCAGTTTATCAGGAAACTGGGAACCAGATGAATCAAAATAAAATCTATTCTGTTAATTCCAACACGAAACAAACAAACAAAAATTTCACTATGGCCACTTCATGGTTGAACGACTATCTAAACCGTCACCAGTTACATGGACACTACGACGAATCCTACACACCACAAGATGGTGAGTGGATTTGTAACCTCGAAGTGGAAACGCCAACCGCGTTTCTTACTTCAGAGGGTAAAGCAACTACCAAAAGAGCTGCTAAGAAATTGGCAGCAGAAGAGCTGAAAGAGACTGTGTCCTTTGAAAGACCAGTAGAAACTATCACAACATGTGATGGCAAGATCTACACACCCGGACGTGACCTAAAAGAGGAGATGTTTGCACTCCTCAGTAAAATACGCAAACAAGAGCAGGAAACACTAGATGAGGAGCTAGATGATTCCTTGAAAGACCTAATGGTAAAATCAAACGCAGATATGCCAGCGGAATTACCATCCCAATCAAATCCTCAACCAGATATATCCACGATCGGAATGATCGACGTCGATAAAATGTGCAAGCCGTACATCGGCTCATTCGACGTGACAGTAGACCCATTACTCGAATTAGAGTTGGAGATGAATGATATCGTGGACGATCTAATGGAGCTCGCTACAGCAAAACACCAGACTGTGGCAGAACCAACACACCAATCAAACCCTCAACCCAACCCAATCAAAGAACTTGATATAGAGGAAATTCTGAGACATAGCTACTTAGCCAAAGGAGTTATGCCACCTCCTCCCATTTTCTCAGAACTGGGTGTTCGTGAACATGAAGTAAAGCATAAACCATACCTTGACTCTCTTCAGTCTCGCTTTGCAACAATAGGGAGGTTACCGTTCTCGAAATCATGGTTAACAGGAGCTAAGACCCTTAAAGACCTGGTGGTAAAATCAAATGCGGATATGCCAATCGAGCCTGCTACAATGAATCAAGCTGCGAGAGCTCAAGGTGTGGCAGAATTACCATCTCAACCAAATCCTCAACCAACCGCTCAAGCTCCAGCTATGACGTCCTCTGGAGAGGATATCTTGGCCAGCGTTGCCGGGGCACAACATCACCAGCTCAACCCCATCGGAGCGCCAGATATGTCTACTGTTGGAGCAATCCAGTTCGACATCAAGTCACTTGTCTACGAACAATTCTTGGACTGTGACACTGAAATTGAAATCAACGCCGACCTACCAGCTGGCTCAATCATTGCTCAGATTCCATATGCCATACGAAACAATCCATATATCAACAAGTACATTCTTCTATATGGATCACCACATGAACGATACACTGGATCTCTCCTGTTTGAGTTCACGGTGGTGGGAAATCCACTGTTCTCAGGATCAGTGGGTATTGCATGGATGCCACACCGTATAACCACCTCTACCTTCCCAATCAGTGAACTTCAAAAATACAGCTATTCAGCCAAGGGAGTCACCATGCCATGGAATGTAATTCACCAGTTGCATGATGCCAGACAGGATAAATTCTATCGACTGTTGGCGGATGATGACAACTTAGATGATCGCCCTCATCTTGTTCTCTTCCTCCATTTGTCACTTCAGAATCCCTTACAACCTGGAGTCATAACTCGCGTGAGAGTTTGCTCTATGTTGGCCGGCGCGAACTATAGCAATCCTTTCCGCTTTATGAATCCTGTCCTTGCTTCACCAGTGAAGAGTCATACGCTGCTCAATCAAGACAACTTTCAGACACCAYTTGACACTTTCCTACCTGAGGGGCTGAATCGTAAGATATGGTTCTACTTGGATGGTTTCAAAGCTCCCACCAACACCAACACCACTGGAAGATTTCCTTTCACATACGAAGTGTTCACGACCACGGCAGCAGGATACAGAGTATCGGCGCCTGGAGTTTTATCTGTACCACAGGGCCCAACAACATGCCTAAGGTACCACGGTCTCAAAGGAAGCACTCTGATGGCTATGTGGAGCGACTACACAGTGCCATACACTGACGAGACAGAGATATTTATGAATATCCAATTCATACATGACCTGGCTCCAGGTAGATTCGCAAAATGGATGAAAGAAAGCGCCAAATTTGGAGGTTTTCACGCAGATGTCAGTGCATTCAACCCAACTGTCTGGAATCTAATGAAGACACATATTGTACCGGATGGTGACATACTTACACACTCATTGACCTACAATGACACACAGGTGGTCATCTCGTCATGGGAATACACGACATCCACAACACTACAGCGCAACCTTATGGGATGGCGAAAGTGGATAACCTCTGAAGGCACCATCATATGCTTTGGCATGACAACTGGTGTTGTGAAGGGACCAAACCAAAATCCTTTGATAGTTGAGGCCTACAGTTCATTTACAACAATAGATGGACTATCTCAGCAGTACCCAATCCTCCAGATAGAGGCAGGTGGCGGTTACACCTCTCCCTCTCTACCTGAATTACCGACCAACTACAGACTACTACGAATCACTGATATGCCACCAACAAGTGTGGCCATAGAAGGATTCCGTAATCCAACCGCGACCGATAATGCTACCCTTCTTGCTATCTTTGCTCAGTACAACCATCTACCAATCACATTATGCCCACAATTCACCATAATTGACAATAGATCAGTAACTGGAATACTTAGAGTCCGTTACTTACAAGAGTATAGAATTTTTGCAGTCGCTGTGGCTTCACCATCAGCGTACCTAGTCATACCACAAGAAACACGAAATATGAGTATTTCAAAAATTTCCATTGTCGAACGTACCACCGATTTCCAAATTACCAACACCAACACCTTTGTTAACCGTGAAGGACCAAGCTTCACTTCGGTCCTCACCTCTCCAATACGTGTAACCTCTAATGCATGGATGGCACTGGCGGGAGGGATGGCATCTGGGATTGGACAAGGGCTATCACAAATAGCACAAAGAGACCACGATAAGCTAATGCAACAGAATCAATTTGCTCACAACAAAGAGATGCAGCAGCAAGGATTCGGACATGAATTTGCAATGCAAGGAAACATGTTCCAATTCAATCGCGAAATTTTGGCTAGCCAGCAGGATTTTGCCAAGATGATGCAGCAGAGCAATTTTTCATATGGAATGCAGCTCCAGGATCGTGAATACCAAAATATACAACATACCAACGCACTACAATCGCAAAATAGGTTGATGGAGCGCGGGCTATCAGCCAGAAGTTTAACACTAACTTCCACTATGCCCGGTACTTCATTTGCTTAGGCTGTGACTACCATATGCGCCGCACTTGCCCGATGTAAATCGAAAGATGAAAAGTCATAAATGTGCATCCTATTGTAATCACCTCTAGAGTGTGTTAAAGACGAGCG